GACCAGGTGACCCCGTCACTGCAGGCGATGGCCTGTATCCATTCAAAACGTATTGAGGAATTTGAGAAGATGCCAAAAAGCATTCGTAATATGGTCACCCCGCCGCGCAACACCGCTACCCGCGATCCGCAAAACCCCGCGCCTCAGGATGCACCGCAGGATCCGGTAAACGCCGACACCATCCGTGCCCAGGTGATTGCAGAACAGCGTGAACGGCTCAACGGCATTAATGATCTGTTCGCCATGTTCGGCAACCGCCACCAGGACCTGCAGGCGCAGTGTATTGCCGATCTGGACTGCACCGTTGAGCAGGCCAAAGACAAGCTGCTGGCGGAGCTCGGCAAGACAGCGACCCCTTCCAACAAAACCAGCACCACCCACATCTATGCGGGTAACGGGAATATCGTGGGCGATGGTATCCGTCAGGCGCTGATGGCCCGTGCCGGTTACGAAGAAGTGTCGCGCGATAACGTCTACAACGGTATGACGCTGCGTGAGTATGCGCGCATGTCCCTGACAGAACGCGGTATCGGCGTGGCAAGTTACAACCCGATGCAGATGGTCGGCTTCGCGCTGACACATAGCACCTCTGACTTCGGTAATATCCTGCTGGACGTTGCCAATAAAGCACTGCTGCAGGGCTGGGAAGAAGCCGAAGAAACCTTTGAGCTGTGGACCAAGAAAGGCAGCCTGAGCGACTTCAAGACCGCGCATCGTGTTGGTATGGGTGGCTTCCCGTCACTGCGTCAGGTACGTGAAGGGGCGGAGTATAAATACGTCACCACAGGCGATAAAGGCGAGACCATTGCGCTGGCGACTTACGGTGAAATCTTCTGCATTACCCGCCAGGCCATCATCAATGATGATTTGAACCAGCTGACTGACGTCCCTACCAAAATGGGGCGTGCGGCGAAGGCCACCATCGGCGATCTGGTCTATGCGGTACTGATTGAAAACCCGAAACTTTCAGACGGTAAGGCGCTGTTCAGTGCCGATCACAAAAACCTCTCAACCGGCGCTATCGATGTCACCAGCCTTGATAAGGCGCGCCAGCTGATGCGTGTACAGAAAGAAGGGGAACGCTCGCTTAACATTCGCCCGGCTTACGTTCTGGTACCGACGGTACTTGAAACTTTAGCCAGCCAGACCATTAAGTCTGCCAGCGTTAAGGGCGCCGACGTCAACGCCGGTATCGAAAACCCGATCCGGAACTTTGCAGAAATCATTTCTGAGCCCCGTCTTGATGATGCTGACCCGGCAGCGTGGTACCTGGCCGCCAGAAAAGGCAGCGACACCATCGAGGTTGCCTACCTGAACGGCGTCGATACGCCGTACATCGATCAGCAGGAGGGTTTCACGACAGACGGTGTGGCCACCAAAGTGCGTATTGACGCGGGTGTGGCGCCGCTCGATTACCGCGGTCTGGTCAAATCCTCCGGGAAATAATCTCACCCCTGTAGTTCCCATGGCCCGTCAGGGCTTTTTTTATGTCTGAAAATCGGCTCCGCAAGGGGCCGTGGAGACTTGCATGAAAAATTATCTTCAGGATGGCAATACCATCGCCATCACTAACAGTGGCGCTTCCGCAATCCTCAGTGGCGCGCCCGTTGTAATCAGTGACGTTGTCGCAGTGGCAATCGTTGATATCGCACCCGGTGAAACCGGCGACGGGCGCACGACCGGTGTCGTGATCCTGCCCAAGCTGGCCGCAGATGATATCGCCCAGGGTAAGGTGGTTTATATCAAAGGCGGAAAAATCCAGCTGGATGCGACCGGAGCGGTACCAGCCGGCAAAGCCTGGGAAGCTGCCGGCGCGAATACCACTTCAGTCGCGGTAAGGCTGAATGGCTAACCGCTTCCGGCAAATGGTGGCGCGCATGGATGCCGCCACTGTCCGGCAGATGGGCGATCGTGTGCTGATTAATGGAATGGGGTATGACGCTATCGAAATCCAGCTCCTGGCTGAAATGGGGCCGGTAGCCGGTGAAGGTCTGTCCCTCGTTATTTTCTCGGATTCACTGAAACCGCGCCGGAGTGATGTCGTCATCTGGAAAGGTGAAACGTACAAAGTTACCCGACAGCAAACATTCAACGGAAAGCCGCAAATCTGGATTGAATAAGGGGGCAGCATGTCCATCAAAGGACTGGAGCAGGCTATCGCCAATCTTGAAAGCATCAGTAAAACCGCGGTACCGCGCGCATCCTCTCAGGCTGTTAACCGCGTGGCCACCAGGGCGGTCAGCCACAGCACCCGGCGCGTTGCGGGACAGACGAAAGTACCCAGGAAACTGGTTAACCAGCGTGCCCGTCTGAAGAAAGCCACCATCCGCAAACCGCTGGCTACCATCCGGGTTAACCGCGGCAATCTTCCCGCCATCAAGCTGGGCGTTGCCAGCGTCAGGCTTTCGCGCCGAAGACGTGACGTGTCCGGTGCCGGCAGCGTGCTGCGTATCGGTAAGTTTTCTTTTCCCGGCGGTTTCATTCAGCAACTGAAAAACGGGCGCTGGCATGTGCTTCGCCGCACTACCCGGGCGCGATATCCGGTTGAGGTGGTCAGTATCCCGCTGGCAGTACCCTTAACCACGGCGTTTAAGGAAGAAAGTAAGCGGCTGACTGAAACCGACCTTCCCAAAGAGATGGCCGCCGCACTTCGTAACCAACTGAGGCTGATAGTGACGAAATGAAGCACCCACTGATTCGTAAAGCTGTACTCGACGCACTGAAATCCAGTAACGCCCCGGCGGCGAACTGGTTTGATGGTCGTCCGTCTGTACTGGAGCCGCAGGATCTGCCGGCGGTCGCTGTATATCTCACCGATGCCGAGTCGACTGGCGAGTCCGTTGATGAAGATATGTGGCGCGCAACGCTGCATATCGAAGTTTTTCTTAAAGGGAATGACACCGATTCGGCACTGGATGAATGGATGGAAAACAACATTTATCCGGTCATGGCCAGCATTCCCGCGCTTTCCGGCGTTCTCGAAACCATGTCTGCCCGGGGCTACGACTACCAGCGTGACGACGAAATGGTCACGTGGGGCTCGGCGGACCTGCAATATTCTGTCTCTTATGTGATGTGAGGAAATTATGCCAACACCAAACCCTCTCGAGCCGGTCAAAGGCGCAGGCACCACGTTCTGGGTGTACACCGGTTCCGGCGATCCCTATGCCAACCCACTTTCTGACACGGACTGGACGCGCACGGCAAAGGTTAAAGAACTGACGCCGGGGGAACTGACGGCGGAGTCTTATGACGATACTTATCTTGACGATCCCAACGCAGACTGGACGAACACCGCACAGGGTGAAAAGTCCGCTGGCGAAACAAGCTTTGTGCTGGCCTGGAAACCGGGTGAGTCCGGGCAGCAGGGGCTGGTTGACTGGTTCTATGCAGGTGATGTGCGCGCCTACAAAATTAAATTCCCCAACGGTACGGTTGATGTGTTTAAGGGCTGGATCAGCAGTCTGGGTAAAACCATTCCGGCAAAAGAAGTGATTACCCGCAGCGTGAAGATCAGTAACAACGGCAAGCCAAGCCTGGCGGAAGAAACCCGAACCCCCGTTACTTTGGTGACCGGCGTGACGCTGAGCAAAACCACGCTTGCGCTGGCGGTAAATGCTTCCGATTCACTGAATGTCACGGTTAACCCGGCTGGTGCGACCGATAAAACTTTCCTGGCTTCGTCTTCCGACCGTGCGAAAGCGACTGTAACTGTGGCTGGCAATGTCCTGACCGTTAAGGGCGTGGCCGCTGGCCAGGCGGACATCGTGGTGATGACCAGTGACGGCCAGTTCATTGCAATCTGTAAAGTCACAGTTTCCTGAAACATGGGGCGCAAGCCCCTTTTACGGAGTCAATATGTCAAAGTACCTGAAGTCTGGCCTGTTTAAGTATGCTGATCAGGAAATTACACTGTTTGAGCTGTCTGCTTTACAGCGTATTGAGCACCTGCAGTTTATTGCCAGTGCAGAAAAAGAACTGCCGGAAGATGCTGACGAGAAAACACTTTACCCACTTCTGGTGGAGCAAAATATTCGCCTCGGCGCCCGACTTGTTGCGATGTCGCTCTGGCAGGCCGACCCCGCTAAAGGCGATGTTGAAAAACTGCATCAGGACATTCTGTCCGGCTGGCCGATCAACATGATTGGTGCCGCCGATCGGTTCGTGAAAATAC